CCGCTGCACTCTCTGAACACGACGCCGGCCTGGTCCTTGCTGTTCGCCAGCAGGTAGATGTCCGCGCCCCGTTCCCCGTCCTTGCAGGCCAGGAAGGTGGCGTTGCCGGCCATGATCGTGCTCTTGCCGTTGCCGGTACCCACCACGATCAGGGCCTCCCGGAACCGCCGGTACCCGGTGTTTCGGTCCACCCAGCCGTAGATATTGGCCTCGACAAAGCACTGCCAGCCCATCAGCTCCATGCGGTCGTAGTCGCCCTTGGTCGGCACCAGGAACCGCTCCATGAAGTCAGTCGGCCGCGCGGCCTTGTGTTCGTCGAATACCCACGGGTAATCGGGATCCGTCCGGCTCTTTTCCAGGTCGTCCCGGAACCGCTGGCAGGCCATGATAACCTTTTTGCCCATGCGGATCCGCCCGCTCAGCACGTCGTCCACGTACTCGTAGCACCGCGTCACCGCCGTGCTCTGGATCTGCCCCTCGTTTTGCGGCGCTTGAGGGGCCTTTTTAGGCCTTCCGCGCTTCTGGGGTGCTGTTGCCCGTCCGGACGTCCGGAGGGCTGTTCCTGCCGTCCTGCTCTCAGTCCGGGAAGCTGTCGAAGTCGTCATTGATTTCCACGGCCGCCGCGTGCCGCTTCGCGGGCGTCAGCTTCAGCTCCGCCAGGTGCTTCCGCTGCTGCTCGCTGATCGCCCGGATCTGGGCCGGGCTTTTGTTCTCCTGCCAGTAAACCTGCCGGCCGTTCCGGCGCTCCTGGCCGATCCCCCGCTCTTCCACGTCCTGGATCAGCAGCTGCTTCATCTGCTCCGCGTAGGCCACGTCCGCCACCAGCATCTGGTCCGGATCCGTCATCCCATCCTCCCGCTTTTCGCAGGCGTCGCACAGCCGGTTATACATCCGCCGCGCGATCTGATCCGTGATCTTTTTGAAGTGTTCCCGCTTCAGTGCGCTGTTCATCCTGTCCTGTCCTCCTGTCCTGGTTCCCGATCCTCTTTCCTCCTGCTTCTTTGTAGTAGGTTGTCCCCGAAGGGGTTCAAGGGAGCGATCGGAAAGCCCCCTTGTTCACACTTTAATCACACGCATCCCATGGGCGGCCTGCCGCTCCATGGTCTTCCGCTTGATCTTGCTGCGCTTCTCCGGGTGCCGCTTTTCGTGGCACGCGTCGCACAGGCTGATCAGGTTATCCAGGTCCAGCTCCAGGTCCGGCCGCTCGCTGCGCGGGAGGATGTGGTGCACCATCGTCGCCCGGTGAGGCCGGAATCCGGTCTCGCTTTTCATCCGTTCCATGCAGTCCCGGCACATCCCGTGGTCCCGCTGCAGGGCCATCTCCCGGATCCGCTTCCACTCCTTCCGGTGATAGAACGGATCGCTTTCCTTGTAGTCCATAGACGCCCTCCTGTCCCGAAAAAGTAACGCCGGAGCAGGGACAGGGCTGCGTCCGGCGGTAAAGAAAAGGCGAGCGGGGTGGTTGCTCCCCGTCCGCCGATCTTTGACAGGCTACACTTTAACAGGTCCCGCGCGCACCTTCAAGGGAGTCGCCTGTTCCATACGTGTTCCATACGTGTTCCCACACGTGGCCACACGTTCCCACACGTGAGCGCACGTGACCACACGTTCCCACGCGTTCCATCGGCGCTCCTCCGCGTTCCCCGGCGTATCATCTTTCCTATTTATTGAGCATAAAAAAAAGAGCGGGCCTGTCCCTCCCGCTTTTTTCTCTGCCTGCTCAGAACTCCACCGGCTCTCCCCGGCGCCACAGGTCGTTCGGATCCTCGCCTTCCTTTTCCGGCGGTTCCCGGTGCCACTTCCCGCAGAAGCTGTTCTCCGCGTACCGTTCGCAGGTCTTCCGCTCATAGCAGGTCGTACAGTCCGGGCCCGTGCCCTTGTCACTGATCCCGCGCTGCGTCGTCTTCCTGGTCATTTCCTTCTCGCCTCCTTTCCCTGTCCGGAATCATTTCCTGCCCTCCGTTTCTTTGATGTACCAGGCCGGCAGCGTGCCCCGCACGCACTCCGGGCTCAGCATGTCCAGCAGCTGCTCCGCCTCCCGCTTCTTCTTCCGCACGTAGCCGGTCTGGTATTTCTCGCTCCTGGCGATCTCCGTGGTGTCCTTCTTCTTCACGTAGTACAGGTGCAGGATCTTGCTTTCCAGCTGGGGCAGCATGTCCAGCAGGGAAACGGCCGCCACCTTCTCCACGTTCTCCGCTTCCCTCCGGGCTTCCAGCTTCCGCTCCAGTTCGTCGATCTCGCCCATCACCCGCCCGTATTTGTCCGGGTCCGCGCTTCCCCGGCTGCCGCCGTTTGGGTCGGCCAGCGGCGCACTGATCCCGGTCAGCACTTCCCGCCGCTGCTCGATCCGCTGCTGCAGCCGTTCGATCTCATCCCCCGCCGCCCGGCACCGTTTCAAAATGTCCAACGCGTTCATCCGCTTGCCTCCCCGCTTGTTTGTCACTTTCGTGCGTTTCCTCAGAACGGCTGTTCCTCCGGATCCACAACTTCCATGCCGGTCTGCTCATCCACGGCCGCCTTCGGCGCTGCCGCCGGCGGCGCATCGTCGTCGGTCGGTGCTCCGTTCCCGCCGCCCCCGCCGCTCAGAAACTCCACGTCGTCCGCCGTCAGTTCGATCTGTCCTTTGGCCTTCCCGTCCTTCCCGATCCAGGCGCTGGCCTTCGGCACACCCACCACGCACACCTTCCGCCCCTTCTCCAGGTATTTCGCGCAGGTGTCCCCCAGGCCGCGCCAGGCCGTCACCCGGATGAAGTCCGCGTCCGGCTCGCCTTCCCGGTGGTATTTCTTCCGGACCGCCACAGTGAAACGGCACCAGTTCACGCCGCCCTCCGTGGCCCCCGTCTCCGGATCCCGCACCAGGTTTCCGATGATTGTCTGCTGGTTCATGTCTTTCCCTCCCTTAAATCGTCACGTCCCGGCCGTGGATCACGTCCCCGGCCGCTCCGCGGTATTCGCATTTCCTCCACAGCCCTTCCTGGATCTCACTGGGCGGGGCCACTTCCAGCAGCGCCTCCCGCAGGCGGCAGCGGCCGATCTCTTTCCCCTCTCGCAGGCACAGGATGCACTCGCTTTTCATCGCCGCCTCGCACAGGTCGCCCAGGCGCACGTCGGAGATCAGCACGTGCCGCGCCGTCCGCACCGGCCCGTTCATCCGCAGCTCATAATGCCCATACAGCGCGTAGTTCCGGTAGTATTCGTCCCGATTCTCCGGCATGGTCCGAAGCAGCGCTTCCTGTACCCGTTCCACCAGGTCGTTCATCGCCACAATGTCTTCCCATACTCCCGCCCCGGCCCGCTTCGCCCGGTCCTCCACGGACGGCGCGTTTTTGCGCAGCGTATTCCGCAGGATCATCAGGTTCATCATGAACTCATTTTCCCGCCGGTCCGGTTTTGTCCGCGCCGGTTCGCCCGGGGCTTCAGGGGCGCGGGCCCCCGCGGATGAATTCGCAATTTTTTGCCCTGCGTGGCCTTCATCCGCCCGGCCCGCACGCCCTTCCGCTGCCGTTGGAAGGGTTCCGGGCGCCGGCATTACACCGGCACCCGCCTGTCTGTTCCTCTGTGTAACGCTCCCCAGGATCTTCTCCTGGAAGGCCAGCGCCTTCCGGCGCCTTTCGGCTTCTTCCATGATCGTCATGCGCCTGCCCGCCTTTCCATCACAAGCCGGATGTCCGTCCAGCTGTCCAGCGACCTCTCCACCGCCGGCAGCGACGTGTCCGGCAGGTCGTGCAGGTCCTTCACTGCCCAGCGCCGCTGGATATCCTTCTTCATCGCCGCCCGGAATTTCTTCGCGCTCTCCCGGTCTGCCAGGCTGTACTTGCCGCACAACTCATCCGCCCGGCTCCGGATCCGCGCCTGGATCCGCTTCACGTCCGCGTGGCTGATCGTCACCTGCTTCTGCCTGGCTTCCATATCGTCCAGCCGGTGCTGCATCTGTCCGATCAGCTGCCCCATCTGGAGCATATACTGCCCCATCTTCTGCACGTTTTCGGCCATCGCGGCCACGCTCTTCGGGTCTACCACGATCAGGCGCCCGTCCTTCTGTGTGAACACTTCCGGAAACACTTTCTCCGTACTCATTCGACCGCCCCCTCAGCTTCCACCGTCGTCTCAAGCGCCGCCCGCATCCGCCCGCACCAGGTTTCCAGCCCGGCCACGGCTTCCAGGATCGGCTGCCGCCCGTCCTGCAGTTCTCCCGGGTTCCAGGGCATAAGCTCGCACTCGCTGTAGAACGCCGAAAGCGCCCGGTTCAGGATCACCTGCGCCGGCGCTTTCGCCGGATCCTGCCCGGCCCGCAGTATCCCCAGCTCCGCCTCCGCGTCCGCGGCCCGCTGCTCTGCTTCCGCCGCCGCGTCCAGCAATTCCTTCTGCGTGCTCCGCAGCGCCGCCAGCTCGCTCTCCACTTCTTCCGCGGCTTCCTCCCGGGCCTGTTCAACCTTCCCGGCCAGGATCGCGTTCTGCCGGTTCGCGTGCTCCAGCGCTTCCTGGTATTCGTGGTCCAGTTCCTCCCTGGCCGCGTCCACCGCGTTTTCCGCTCTCTCCCGCAGCGCTTCGATCTTCTTTTCGGCCTTTTCCAGCTTCAGGCTCATCTCATCCAGCCCGCGCCGGTAAGCCTTCCGGCTTTCTTCGTCCATCTGCTTCCGGTAGGTCTCTTCGTCCGCGTCCATTCGCCGCTGGTAGCCTTCGATCGTCGCCCGGATCTGCTGCTCCAGCTGGTCATTTTCTTCCTGGGCCCGGCGCAGCGCGTCCCGGATCTCCGTCGCTGCGCCGGTTTCCTGCACCAGGCGCAGCTTCGTCTGTTTGATTTCCTCCCGCAGCTGCTTCACCGTGGCGCCTTCCTCCGCGGCCCGCTGCGCGATCTCCTCCCGGCTTTCCTCTTCCAGTCCGGAGGAAAGCAGCAGCAGCGCCTTGCTCATTTCCAGCCGCGCCATCGCGCTTCCGTCCCGGATCTCCGTGGCCGCCTGCATGCACCGCTGCGCCTGCCGGGGCGTCAGCCCGGTGGTCGCCGTCACCCAGCTTTCCCACTGCCCGTGCGGCACCACCTTCGCCTCTTTTGCCTCGTTCAGCGTCCGGCCGATCCCGATATACCCGGTCCCGATCTGTTCCCGGTACAGGTAAATCCGCGCCTCGTAGTCCTGAAGGGTTAGCGCCCGCCTTTCCTCTCTGTTTGCCAGCATCGTCATGTCTTTGTACCTCCTGTCCTTTTATTCCCAGGGGTCCGCTCCTGGCTCTCGCTTTCCCCGTGGTTCACTGTTTGGTCTTCCATTCCTCCGGCAGCACTTCGCTGCCCACTTCGGTCATGTCCAGCTGCTTCACTTCCGCCCGCGGGCCGTTCAGCTTCTCCGCGGGGATCCACAGGAACCGGTCGCTGGTGTTCCCGAAGCGTTTGGTCTTCGTCTTCTCACCCGGGCCGATGATCCCGTCCGCCTGCAGCTGCTTGTAAAGCGCCTTCGGCCCGATCGGGAACTCCGCGCCCTGTTCCCGGCAGAGTTTCTGCACTTCCGCGTAGGCGGTCCGTGGCTGCAGGTAGTAGTATTGGCTGTCCATGTAGCCGATCATCCGCTCTGTCGGCGGCGGGTCCTTCGGTTCCTCTGCGGTCATGTCCTTCACGGCCACCCGCTTGGATGTCAGCAGCTCCGAAAGCGTCTCCAGGAAGATCCGCGTCGGCCGCTCGCTTTCCATGTCCCGGGCCTGCTTCGCGCTTACGTCGATCAGCTGGTGCCTGGCATCGTTCAGCATCCTGGCCGCTTCGTCCGTGTCGAACAGGCCCAGGTCGCGGTAGTAGTTCAGCATCATCATGTAGCCGATCATCACGCACGC